TAACAATTATTTTTTATGATTTTTTTAATTATTTTTTATAATTATTTTTTAAAAATTGTTAGTTTTTTGTAAGTCCTTTTAAAACTAACTATTTTATGTGAGAGTGTAAAAAGCTCTCATTTTTTTGGTCATTGCTGATAGGTTTTTTAAATTAGACAAAATCAATATAGTATGCTCTTAAATTAAATAACTAAAATAGTAAGCTAGTAAATAAGTGCTTAATTTTTAATCACTTGTCACTTAAAATAGCAAAATCAATTTAAAGACACTTTTAAGGCTTGTGAAGCTATATTGACACTTTCTGGACTTACACCCTTATGGATTGACAAAAATCCCCATGAAACGCCTTATATAAAGACTGCTCAAACCCCTTATAAACAGGGCTTATATAGATATTGACTAGTTTTGAGTAACTGCTATCATAATAGATGAAACGCAAACTTTAACTAAAAGGACTATATATAATGAACCCAATGAGAGATATTAATAAACATGAAATAGGTTGTGAGAATAAAGTAGGAAGAGCTACTTGTGGCAATACAGGATTAGGTGGATATGTAGAAGTCTGCTCTGATTGTGAAACTAAATGGAATAAAAAATATCCTAATGGTATTCCTTATTCTGCTGAAGATGATTATGATGATGGTATTTTATAATTTATAAGGGGAAAACAATGAAAGTTGAAAACATGAAAAGCGACAAAGGAAATTCAGTGCCAAATCAATATGTTATATATACTAATGAAGGCGTATTTTTTCAATCGTACAATTCTATTATATGTAAAAGAACGGAAAATAAAGTTTTTTTAGATTCTTATTACTGGGATTACTCAACAACTACAGCAAAATACAGAAGGGATTTTTTAAATGAAGGTATTGAAGCCACTAGAAAAAAAATTGATTCGGGTGAATATATATTAACTGATTTAAATTAAAAAGGGATTTAAACATGAGAAAATTAAACAGTATACAAAAAAAAATGATTGATAATTTTATAAAAAATAATCGTTCAGCACCAATTTTTTTATCATGTAGTATAATTGATGCTAGCGGTGAGATTGAAAATAAAAATAATTATGAAACTGCATGGTCTGATATTGAGCGGTATTATTCAGACCATGCCGAACCTAAAAGTTTTACAACTTGGAGCATTTAAACATGAAAAAAAATATTAAAAATTTAATGAATATAAAAACAGCAAGCGATTTAAAATTTTATAATGAATTTTTTGCTGAAACTATGCATCAGGAAAGTTATTTTTTTACAAGGGATACAATGAAATTTTTTGGAGATACTATGAAAAATTATAAAATTAAATTGACTGATGATTTTATTGAATTACACAGAAAAAAACCTGTCAAATTTGGTAATCAAAATATTGCTTATTTTAATTACAATGATTTTCAAAAGGCGGTTATTTAAATGATTATTTTTAAGGTATTAATTTTTTTTATGTTATGGATTTTGAGTGTTATTTTTTTATTTAATAGCTATTTTATTTTAAGTATTTTTTTTAGCATCATGGCTATCGCTCAAGTTATTTTTTTTGAATTTGAAAGGGGAATGTAATTATGTATATCAGAGAAAAAAGCTATCTAGAAAAAATGTTGTTTGAAATATCCTTTAATACTAATAGTAATTTACACTCTGAAAATGGAATGTTGCTTGCTATTAATTTTGGTACAGAAACCCAAAAAGAAGAGATGTTTGAAATTTTAGAAAAGCATAAAGATAATGAAAGTTTAACCTCAATATCATCAACGGCTAGAAAATATCTAGTAAAAGATATCTTACAATATATGGATGATAAAAACCTCGCATCTCATATTAGAGACATATTATAAAACCACAATTAAGCCCACCTAAAAAGTGGGCTTTTTTTACGTCTATATATAAGAGTCATAATAAATGTTGCTTTTTAAAATTACCTGAATTATCATTGTATGCAACAGGGAATTTTCCCTGAATTAAAAGGACTTAAAAATGGAAAATAAAAAAGTAAATATGAGACTGTACTGCCAAGCTGTTAATTATGGCTATGATAAATATGACTGGAGCGTTAAAGTTCCAGAGGAATTATCATTTGTCGAGTTTATATCTCACTGGGATATGGACAAATACATTCATGATTCAATTGAATTGAAGGAGCTAGCTAAAGCAGTCTGCAATCCTTATGGCTTTCCAGTTTGCGAGTTTATGGTAATGAATGATTACCCTTCTTACTCTCCTAATCATTGTGAGGACTCACTACGATTTTATTTCACAAAGGAGCGTTACGCCAAGCAATTTGGCAGATTAATTAAGGCTATGTTAAATGACAAAATCGTTGATGATTATGGAGATATGAGTAAAACAAAAAGAGTAATAGATGTTTATTTTTATGGCGGTAATGGTTTCACTTATTCATACACATATCCTGATATGGTTTCGGCTACAGGTGTTGAAGATGTCAAAAATATTATTGATATGGATGATGTGGGAACACATGAAATATATATTACTAGAGACCTTGAAACAGACAAAGAAACTTTTCCGTCTGCTTCAGGTTTCTTTTCTGATGAAGCCGAGCAGTATTTAAATAAAGCTAACTTAACTTATTAATAAAAGGATATTAAAAAAATGAATACAATAATCAAAACAACGCTTCTAAAAAATTATTTTTTAACAGGTGCAAACGGTGCAAAATTATGGCAGTTCCCAACTCATAAAATGTATGCTTATGATATGAGCCAAGAGCCTGTAAGATTAACTGCAAATTATAAAGGGCGGTGTGATGATACGCTGTTTCAAATGCAAGGCTAGATATTAGCAAAGCAAGACCAAAAGCCCACCGTAAAAAGTGGGCTTTTTTTATGGATTTAATCAACAGACTTATACACATTTCGATCTTTGCCAGGTAAAATTGACATCTCAATGAGAGTCAACCGTTTCATTAGCCAATAATTCACTGCTTAAAAATTAAGCACCTTTTGAGTTGATGTTTAAATATATCTAAAAATGCCTTGATTGCTTGATATTGATTGATACAATTATGACCATAGGTAATGCTCTAACTTACCTATCAATCCCCCTTGACTTGACCGCATATTAAACGTGCTATTTAAACCCTATTAGAAGCGGTTTAACTGGCATTTAAATGCTATTAAATAGGAGCGTTAAGGATTAAATAAAACGGCTTGATAGCCTACAAATACAAGGGCTTATAGAATAGGGATATATTAAAGCGGTGTTATTATGCTGTATATAGCTCTTAAAGCTATCTAGAAGGCTTATAGTAAGCACTTTAAACTAATTGAATAGGGTAGGCTAGGTTTAACATTTAATTGCTTGAACAGGCTTAAACGAAATGAATAAGGCATATAATGAATAAAGGTAATGAAATCAATGAGTTAGATGTTATCAAGACAGATGATGAAAGTTATCCACAGGTTGAGAGTCAAGAGTTATCCATAGACAATGAAAATAAACCTAATGAAATCAATAACTTACAAAATAATAAACAAAAGTTATCCACAGCAAAAAGAGGCAGAGGAAGACCCCGCCACCTTATTTTAGCGACCACCCAGTTGGAGGTTTATAAATTAAGTAGAGTAGGTACTAGGCATGAAGATATCGCTCTTCTATGTGGTTTCTCTGAAGACACGCTTGCCAAGTATTACAGTAAAGAGTTAGCTAAAGGTCGTATAGAAGCTAACGCCGCTGTAGCTGGTACATTGTATGAGAAAGCTAAACAAGGGGACACACAAGCAATGATGTTCTGGCTAAAAACAAGAGCTCAATGGAGTGAAAAGAATACTACAGAATTAACAGGAGAGGGGGGTGCACCCATTAATATCAAAGTAATAACAGGAATAGATTAACAAACCCCAGTACCCAAATTTATATTTTTTATAATTTTGAGTTCTATCTCTATATCTACCTCTACCTCTAGGCGGACATAAAGTGTGCAGATATGCGGCGAAAAGTGTGCGAGATGTTGGCGGATATAGAAATTACTTTTAAAACAATAAATTAATAACAGGAAAAATTATGTGGTCATGGCATTGGTTTGCAGGTTTTCATTTTGGATTAGAATGGTATGAATCTGAAAAAATAGATGACAGTAAAAATAAAACACAGTATAGTTATTTTATTATAGATTTAGGATGTTTGCGAATACAAAGATGCGAACAAATTTAATGGCTAACGAGGAAAAAAATAATGAGAAAAAGAAAGAAACCACCGATAAGAAAATATTAAACAACAGACTAGAAGAACTACGAAGATGGTTTGATGCTATGAGTGATTGTGTATGACTGCCAAAAAAAAAGGTGCAGATGGAAAAGCCTGTTGGAAAGGTTATAGATTTGCAGGAACAAAAAAAGGCAAAGATTCTTGTGTTAAAGTAAAATCATCAAACAAAGCTAAAAAATATGCAATGGGATAAATTATGGAAGGCGTAAAACACTACACTAAAGATGGTAAAGAATGGAAAGGTAATATGCACAAAATGCCTAATGGTAGTTTGCATACAAATAAAACCCATACTCCAACATCACAGAAATTAGTACACTATAAAGACCTATCTAAAAAAGCTAAAGCTAGAGCATAATGGCTATTGATTACAGAGGTGAAAAATTTTCTGGTTACAATAAACCTAAACGAGCTAGAACAAAAACTAAAAAGTTTGCTGTATTAGCAAAAGAAGGTACAACAGTAAAGTTAGTTAGATTTGGTGATGCTAATATGACAATTAAAAAAGACCAACCAGCTAGAAGAAAGTCTTTTAGAGCTAGACATAAATGTGATGAAAAGAAAAGTAAATTAAGTGCAGGCTACTGGTCTTGTAAAAAATGGTAGTTTAAATTAACATAGGGTAACGACCTCATTAAGAGAGTTACAAGATATGAAAAAAAAAGAAGTATCAACAGGCTATAAAGCCAGAAAACCACAAAAAGAAATACACGAACTTGTTAAAGAAAATAGGTTTGTAGTAGTAGTTGCACATAGGCGTATGGGTAAAACTGTATGTGCTATTAATCAACTAATACATAGTGCATTAAACTGTGATAAACCGAATCCTAGATTTGCTTATATTGCACCAACATATAATCAGTCTAAAAGAATAGCATGGGATTACCTATTAGAATACACTAGACCATTAGGAGGTAAGGCTAATATAGCTGAACTTCGTGTAGACTTTATGGGTAGACGAGTATCTTTATATGGTGCAGATAATCCAGATAGTCTACGAGGTATCTATTTAGATGGTTGTGTACTAGATGAAATAGGTAACATTAATCCTACTTTATTTACAGAAATTATTAGACCTGCTTTAGCAGATAGAATTGGCTACTGCGTAGCAATGGGTACACCCAAAGGACAAAATCATTTTAAAGACTTACGAGATAGAGGTAAGAATAAAGATGGATGGGAGCTGTTAGAGTTTAAATCTTCAGAAACTAATATACTTGATAAAAATGAGTTGTTAGCTGCTCAAGCAGAAATGGGTGAAGATAAATACCAACAAGAATTTGAATGTAGTTTTAATGCTCCAGTAGAAGGAGCTTATTACTCATCATTAATTAATGTAATAGATGAAAAAAAACAAATAATAGACATTCCTAAAGATGAGCTTGCAAGAACATATACAGGATGGGATTTAGGAATATCAGATAGCACTTGTATCTGGGTAGCACAACTCGTAAACAAAGAAATAAGACTCATAGACTTTGTAGAGAATCATGGTGTAGGTTTAGATTATTATGTTAATTGGTTGAGAGAACATGACTATATGTACGCAACACACATACTTCCTCATGATGTAGCAGTTAGAGAATTAGGTACAGGTAAATCAAGAAAAGAAATGCTAGAAGAAGCAGGATTAAATATAACTATTGCTAGCAAACTAACAATAATGGATGGCATACAGTCAGCTCGTAAAATACTACCTCGTTGCTGGTTTGATACAGACAAAACAAAACAAGGATTAGATGCACTACGAAACTATCGTAGAGTGTTTGATGAAAAAAGAAATGTATTCCATGATAGACCCTATCATGACTGGGCATCTCACGCAAGTGATGCGTTCCGTTATTTAGCAGTAGGTCTTGATGAATCACCTATGGAAGCATGGAGTAAACCACTAGAACAAAACAGGGCATGGATAGTATAAATGGCATATAACAAAAAAACAATGAATAAGGATTCCGATGAAAGCCGAGAATTAGTAAATATTATTGGCTCTCATATTGACGATTCTTTAGGCTTTATCTCAACTGAAACAAGTTTAGAAAGAAGTCAGGCTCTTGAATATTACTTGAGAGAACCTTATGGTAATGAAGTAGAAGGTCGTTCATCTATTGTAACTGGTGAAGTTGCTGAAGTTGTAGATGGTGCATTACCACAAGTTATGAAAGTGTTTACTACAAATGCTAAAGCAGTAGAGTTTGAACCAGTTAATGAAGGAGATGGTCCTTTAGCAGAACAAATAACAGCTTATGTAAATCATATATTTTATAAAGATAACAATGGTTTTGAAATAATGCACGATTGGTTTAAAGATGCTTTGTTACAAAAGGTTGGTGTTGTAAAAGCCTACTGGAATGATAAAAAAGATACTACTATAGAAAAATATGAAAACCTAACAGAAGATGAACTTGCAATGTTAATGCAAGATGAAGAAGTTGAAGTGGTTTCTCAAGAAGAAGTTGAAGAAATAATAGAGCAAGACCCAGAACCAATCATAGACCCAGCTACTGGACAACCACCTATAGACCCTATATCTGGACAACCTATGGTAGATGAAATGGGTATGCCAGTAATGTTAGAAGTCCCACCTATTATTAATGTTTATTACAATGTTAAATGTAAAAGAACTAGCGATTCATCTAAAATTAAAATAGAAAATATAGCCCCAGAAGAATTTTTAATAGACAAAAGAGCAACAACTATTGAAGATGCTACTTTTGTAGCACAAAGAAGTTTAGTTACTCGTAGTGATTTAATAGCAATGGGATATGACCCAAAAATAGTTGCAGAATTATCTGTTGGCGATACTTTAGATTTTACTCCAGAAAGAACTGCAAGATTTGGTGCAGGAGAAGAACCATTTAATACTAATAATACTGATGACCAAAGTATGGAGTTAATTGAGTATTATGAATGTTATGTAAGAACAGATTTAGATGAGGATGGCATAGCCGAGTTACACAGAGTTTGCTATGCAGACAACCAGGTATTGATGCACGAAGAATGTGATTATGTTCCATTTCATAGTGTCTGTCCAATACCTATCCCTCATAAATTTTTTGGTCAATCGTTAGCAGATAGAGCTATAGATTTACAATTAATTAAATCTACAGTTACAAGACAAATGTTAGATAATTTGTATTTAACTAATAACTATCGTGTTGGTGCAGTTGAAGGACAAGTAAATCTTGATGACTTATTAACATCTACAGCAGGTGGTGTTATTAGAATTAAAAACCCTAATGCTTTAGTACCTATGACTGTGCAATCTAGTGCTTCACAATCATTTCCTATGCTTGAGTATTTAGATAACATACAAGCCAAAAGAACAGGTGTTAGTGATGCACAACAAGGATTAAATCCTGATTTATTATCTAATGTAACTGCTACAGCAGTATCAGCTATGACTTCTGCATCACAAGGTAAATTAGAGTTAGTAGCTCGTATCTTTGCTGATACAGGGATGACATCTTTATTTAAAGGAATATTACATTTAGTTTGTAAGTACCAACAAAAAGAAAGAATTATTAAAGTTCATAATAGTTTTATTCCTATGAATCCTAGAGAATGGAATACAGAATACAATGTAACAGTTAATGTAGGTTTAGGTACTGGTGGTAAATCAGAGCAACTAGCAACTATGCAAATGATTTTACAAAAACAAGAAGAAGTTATTAAAGGCTATGGATTAAATAATCCTTTAGTTAATATTAAACAGTATAGAGATACTCTTGCTAAATTTGTTAATATGGCAGGCTTCAAAGATGACTCTGCTTTCCTAATGGAAGTGTCAGAAGAACAAGCTATGGCTATGGCAAAACAAGCAGCAGAAGCTCCGCAAAAAGATGACCCTAATACTGCAGCAGCTAAAATTCTTGCGGAAGTTGAAAGAGAAAAAGCCCAAATGCAAATGCAATCTAAAATGGCTCAATTAGAAATGGATAAACAAGAAATGGAACTGAAGATGCAAAAAGAGTTGTTACAGCTTCAACAAGAAAGAACAGAATTTGAAAAAGAAATGGCTCTTAAAGAATTAGAGTTTGCACAAAAATCCGCAACAGATAGTGAAAAATCTGAACTTGCACAATCTAAAGAACTTATAAATGCTTTAGACAAAATTAATAACATTGCAGGAATGTAATGGAAAAACAATTTGAAATTAAAGCTGTATTAACTAATCAAGCATTTCTTGATGAAATAAAAGAGATGACTAAAGAGTGTTATGCAGAAATAGAAAACTCTAATCCAGAAGATGTAGCTATAAGAGAAAGAGCTTATCACAGGATTAAAGCAATAGATAACATGATGACTAGACTTCAATCTGTAGTCGATAGCGACAAGATTAAGGATAAATCATGGACAATATTATAGGCATT